ATAGGATGTATTGGTGGCACGAGATAAAAAATTTTCTTTAAACTTTTGATACTCTAGTCCGCAATAGTCAATAGCATTGATTGCATTACTATTTTGATCTATTAATAAAAATAGAGCTTGAGGCAGAGGAGCCGAATGTTGTATTATGGTTCCTCCTTTGATTCTAACATCGGGCAAATCTCGTAGATTGCTATTACCCGGTGTAAGTCCTATTAGATCAGTATTCTTTTCATTGATATCGTGAACATGATTCAATATCTGTCCAAATGTAAATTCGCCAAGTTGTTCATTGAACGGATTCACTGAAAGATTTTCTGGTACTTCATACAATCCTTTGCCTTCGATTTTTCTAGATGAGCTATAACATTGAATTTTTACCAAATCATTTACTTTTAAATCATAGGTAAATTTTACATACTTGTTGATTGTTCCATCGACCAGTGTATAATCAATATTTGAATTTTGATTGATGTGATTAACATCCACTGATACCACTAAGTCTGTGAGTGTAGCACTGTTGGCGTAAACATCTATTGGGAATAGTCTTAACTCGCCGGCATTTACAACAAAAGTATTAACCACTCTCTGTTTGCTCTGTTCTGTTCTTTTGATCCATGCTGTTTTACTGTTATGTTCTGTTCTGCTGGTAGTATAATGAATATGACCTGTCCCGTATTTTTTAGATAAAAATTTATCTCCGCTTTTATAAGTGAATGATCCAGATGTAAGATCTGATTCAAACACTATATCTCCAACATTGTTTATGGTATTGTATTTGACCTGTATTCCTAATACTGTATCTTTTGGAGCAGCACTGGAAATTTTATAAGAAAAAACTTTTGCTCCCGTGAATGAGGAAGTTGGATAGATTGCTTCATCATCGAATGGCACATGATTATTATCAAATATTCCAAATAACGGTTGTTGATTAAGTGCTGTTTTGTTTTGTCCTGTTAACCATTTTTTATCTTGTTCACTGTAATAAAAAGTTTTTCCTTGATTGATAGCTCCTAATTCTACAAAAACTGATTCTCCATCTAATGGTGCAGCATCATTTTCCTCGGCAAGACTGATAACTGAATTTGTTCCTACCTTTACAAAATTAACTTTATAAATCTTATTTTTAACCAATGCATCTGTATCTGCTGTGAACAATATTCTCATACCATTGAGAAGACTTATTCCGTCCACAATATATCCTGTGGTGTTCACTATGTCTGAAAATACATCTGTGGTCACAGTGTCCACTAGAGTCACTGATTTTTTAGATTGTCGTCCGTGTTTATACAATGCTAGACCCGAATCAAATTCTATGATAGGTCTTTTGGCTCTATCGGTCTCTAACAGATTGGGTGTGTAACCATTGGCTTCTGCTGTGGCTTCTATCACTGCTTTGTGGAACCATCTGTTGTATCTGCTCCATGCATTACCATCTAGACTGTCTCTCTTGATTGTGATATAATCTGGAGTTTCTGGTCTATAGAAACTGATAGCATACGGCCTATCATCATAAGGTACAGAATCATACAGCTCTGTGGTCTCTACAGAATAAGACTCTGGTGTGATCAAAGAAGCTGTGTTGGTTAATGTTATAGAGTTACCCACGCCTTCTACATAAAATTCTTTGTTGCTGTAAGCACTATCTACAACAGTTGTACCGAATCGTAATTTCATTCCGTTGCTCAGTTGTGTACCTGTACTGATTGTGTAATTTTTTGCACCAACGATTTCGTGCGCCACATCTATTTTGGTTGTTTCGGTGATTGTTTTTATAGAAAATATACCATGCATCGCATCATGATTACCGCACTGATAATAAAGTATATCCGGAGCATCTGATGGTATTGTAAAACTTAATGTGCCTGCTTCTGAGCCATTGCCTGATATCCCCGATGTGTAGATAACTGATGTGCTGTCATCTTCAGCTAATCCAGTCTTGAAAGGTTCGGTCATGATATAGAAAGGATGACCTGTAACATCAAGAGCAAATTTATAAGTGTTACCTCTGTACAATTTTATTGTGGGATTTTGGATGTCTAAATATGTGCTAAAAGTATAAGCAGATTGACCCACATGATTGACTTTGATTTCTGTTACTGAATTGTTGCCATTATTGTTTATTAAAATAGGATTAGGACCATCGGGCATCCAATAATATTCTCTATAGTTGATTAATTTGTCAAAATCTATCGCTGGATTCCATGCATACACTGTTTCTTTATTAAGCCTATCGTGATTATCAACATTTCCCCCAAAGAATTTTATTTGATTGATATAATCATCGTATGTGGCTGTAAATTTAATCTGATCTTCTGGATTAATTGAAGATGTGTCTTGGCTGGTATAGGTTACTGTAGGTTCTAATTGATAATTGTTTCTATCGTCACTGGTTGCTGAGATGTACTTGTCCGTGGCTTCTCTGGTGTAAGCATAGTTTCTGCCCACATATCCATCTAATCTTGTAAGACTGCCTGGTTGTATTAATTGATCTAATGTGCTGCTTAAAAATCTTTGATTGGTGTCTGTCCTATAAAACGCTGGTAGATGCGCCACTGATCTTCTCAGCGTTACTCCGTTTTGATCTGTAACCACTTCGTAATTTGTTTTACTATTAATTGGAGAATCTGTCATTGCTAGTATCCCGTTCCGCTACTGCCGGTGCTGGATCCTGATCCAACCGTTCTTGTAGTGACCGATGATACTGCTGATGTTGATCTATTGCTGGTAGTTGTTCCAGTAGTGCTGGTTACAACTGTGCCACTGGCTGCCAATTGATTGGCACCTATAGCGTCAATGATTACAACATTGTCAACGGTCGCTCCACTGATAAAGATCTCATCTGCTGCTCCACTAATTTGGAACAATGATCCAAACCCTTGCTCTGTTTGATTGGGTACTATTACTACTGTTAACAGGTTTGGGGCTAATTTATTGTGTATATAAGTTGCTAATTCTGTAAAATAAAATGTATCTCCAAAATCAAAATTATCTAGAGCAAAAAATTCATTTATAGCTTGTATAACTTTGGTTTTAATTACTGCATTAGTAACATTTGTAGACGAATTCTTAACCACTTTAAACGTGGCTTGGAATGCTTCTTCTGCTCGTGTGCCAAATAATATTTTATATTTTACAGGATGATAAACTATTTGATCTGATAATCCTTTTAATGGATTTAAAACTCCTGAATAAGAAATTCTCAATTGATCTGATGTGGAAGGAATTGGCTCTTCTCCTCCTTGTGATAGCCAATTACGGAATAATTGATCATAAGATCTTTCCAACATATAGATATCCATGATATTGGTTTGAGAAGGATCTATTCTGGTACTTTGTCCGGCATAATGTTTGTATTGGAATTCTATAGAACTTCTGCCTGCTCTGGCATAATAATCTGTGTTTGTAACCAGCGAGATAGAAGCACTATCAAACTTTTTAATAACATTTTCTGAATTGGCATAGAAATAAAATAATTGTCCATCTTTATACGAGCCTGGTAGTGTTATATTGCTTTCATACTCTGTGATAATAAAATTGCCAGCATCATATGGTCTATATCTCTCTATGTTGTCATAGCTCATGTATTTTTCAAAAAATACAAATTTTGTACTAACATTGTCAGCGGGTTCTACCACTATGTCAAATATATCAGGATTGTCTACAACACCGTCGTCGTTGTCATCATAGAATCCTACTTTAACTTTTCTATTATCTTGATATCCATCAGACTCTTCTATGATATCTACTATCTGCCAATCTATCGGATAGCCAATAGCATAACCGGTACTGGGTACAGTGTTGCTCTTAAGAACTCTCACTGTATCTTTCACTGATTTGCCAGAGATATAATCGTATATACGTTCGTTTTTATCAAAATGAAATTTATTATCACCAGCAGATTCAAAAATATAATCCAATGCTCGGTATATAACTGTATAGGTATTGCCGTCTGTGGAAAATTTAAACCACCAACTAGCATCTCTAGATGAAGATGTGGCATCTCCAGCATAAGTTAATGAAAACGTTGAGCTAGAACTTAAATTAGCTGCTGTGATAACTTTCCATTGTGTAGTTTTTTCATCGTATCTCAATCCAAATTGCTCATAGATTTCAATTCTATCCTGTAGATCTTTTTTTAAATCAGCATCAAATACAGTTGCAAATTTAGTAAATATAGCATCCAGCACAGCATTAGACGGTATAGTACCATTTAATGTGATTGGCCCAACTCCTGATTCTAAATTGCCAGCTCCGTTGCTGGAACCATCTCCTGCTACTCCAATAACTTCGGCCCAGGCTCTATCTTCGGATAAATTTGTACCTGCTGTGACCAATCGACCATTTAAAAATTTTCTAGAATCTGGAGAAACAAATCTAATCAATGAACCGGGTTTGGCATATTTTAAATTACTTGTAGAATAATCGCCTACTGCTAAAGGTCCGCCTGCAGCAAAATATCCAGTATTGGTATTAGTTCCTATGGTTGTGCTGATCCATTCTGCTCCTAATGTGCTGAGATTTTTTGTGCCGTATTTGATATAGAAGAATTGTCTTGAATATGCTTCGGTAAGTTTTTTTTCCACTAATCTATTAATCGAATCTAATATTTCATTCCTATTAGTAAATGTAAAAGTGAATCGAGGAGCTGATTCTTCTCTATAGAGAATTCCATCATCTGTAAACACAGACACATCACTGTAAGCACCTGTGGGATCAATGATTTCCTTGGCTCTACTAATTCCACTAGCACTTCTATTCACTGATTTAACTTTGATTATCTCTTGTGATGCTGTTAATGGAACAATATTGTAATCTTCTGCAGTGATCATTCTGTTTTGAGAGTAATACACTTGTGGTGCTTTGGTTCTAATACTGTCATTGCTCTCTGTGGCAGCAGCATTGTACACTGACTGTTGTAAAGATCCTGTCATAGTTAATGTTTGTTGTGAACCGTTAGCATCCACATAAGACATACTGAATGTTATGCCTTGCATGTCGGCTTGTTGTATTGCATATTTGGCATTGGCACTGGTTCTATAATATAATCTAAATGCTCCTAAAGGAATATTAGAAAAGTTTCCATCGCCAAACACTAGATCAACAGAATCATTATTCTTTGTTACTACATTATAGATATCTCTAATATTTGATGACAAACTGTTGTAGATCACATTGTTGCCGCTGAGATCAGGAACTTTGGTCCACAGTGTGGTCAATTGTCCGAAGTCATCTAACTTGTATAACCATACATCGGTATTGTTAATATTGTTGACACTGATTGATTGAACATAATTTGTTGTTGGCTGTGTGATTGAAAAATCTAAAGATGCCAATGATCCTTGTTTGAATAAAGAAAAGAATCCTGTGTTGGGGCTACTGTCGCCTGCTCCGTCTGTCCTGTACAGATAAGCGAAACCTGTGCCTGGTATTGGAGATTGTTCATATATCGATTCTGATCCCGCTATAGTTGCCGGCACTATTTCAAACGTTCTTGATATACCCCCTATGCCTTTAGTGAATTGGAATATCGGCACATCTGTGTTGTTGGAATTTACTGTGTAAGTTTCAGTTGTAATACCTCCAATATTGTCTGATTCTTTGGGCTTGCCAAATTTTTGTCCTTCTACATTCGCAGCATTTAATATACTGATAAATTGTTCTCTATAATTGCTGTTGGTTCCATCGTTCCATGATACTGTGACATTGGCTAGATTATTTCCGGTACTGTCTTTGACATCTTGCGTAGTGGATATGGATGTAATTTTTAATAATCCTGTGGCTGGCAGATTTCGTTTGGCATTGTAATTAATTAATCTTGCCAATCTTAAAATACTGTTTCTTCTCTGCGCTGTTTCTAAAAAATTTTCTCTAGCATTTAAGTCTACTCTAAAACTCAAACTCTGTGCCACGTAGGCTATCAAATCAATTAATGCCACATACTCAGAAGATTCAACAAAATCATTGAAATCATCAGGATAATTTTCTCTAAGATAAGCAACCATGGTTCTTCTTAGAGTTTCAAAATCGTAAGATTTGAAATCTGCCTGTTGGAAAGCAGTATAAATTTTGCGCCAGTCTTCGGCTACAAGCAATCGATTTTGTCTATCTGTGGTGGCCATATATTAATACATGAATATTTATGGATATTATTATATGCGTAGATTAAGAAAGGCGTAGAGCTGAGTTTTCATCAAAACTTAACAACAATTTCTCGGTAATATTATAAGGAACATATACGATAGTGGCCTGTACAGATATACCTTTTTCTGATTCTGTGACCACAATTTCTTTGGTACTGATCCTAGGATCGGCGTTAAGATTCATTGCGATATCATCCGCTACTGCTTGTTTTACTGCTTCTGTTAATGGTTCGAATAATACATCATAGATTATGGTACCAAATTCTGGATTTTCTACACGCTCGCCCTTACGCACACTCAATCTATTAATTAAGTCCTGCTTGATTAAATCAAAGTCATACAATTTAAAATTGGTTAGCTCGGCTCTAGAGCTGAATCCTTTAAAAACTTGTCTGTCTTTATTACCAGAATTTTTATCCATGTATGCCATATGTTAAATGCTAAATCCTATATCTGCTATAATTTCAGCGTCTGATGTGAATCCTGCTAAATCTCCAAGAGCAGAAGGTGTCAAGGCATCACCTATGCTTGAAGTAATACTAGCCAATTCGTTTCCTACACTATCTGTTAAACTACTTATATTAGTAATTGATGTAATATCTGAACCAAATACATTTTTATAAACTTTGTTCACCACGTTATAGGTATTGGTTGCTTGATTATAGAGCCCTAACACTTGATTGACTTGTCCCAGCCCTGGTATCGATATGCCAGGTAGTCCTGGTATTGTGGGCAATCCTGTGACTCCCCCTGCAGAAAATACGTTGCCTCCTCCTGGTGTGGATCCAAATATGTTGCCACCACCAAACGGTCCTCCTGTGGAAATCAAAGTACTCACGCTAGTATTATCTGTTGTAGATATACCTCCTGTGTTTTGTGCCAATGGACTGTCATAACCATATGGAAAATTTTGAGGTTGTCCTAATATTTTGTCTTTCACTGCATTGTAGGTGTTCAATACATTGCCGGCCGTGGTTGTTATGCTTTTAACTGTGCCAAGAGCTCCGCTCGCTGATTGTATTGACGAAGTTATACCTTGATTAAGATTGCCTGCTGAATATAATACACCTCCTTGATTGACAAATACTTGATTTTTTAATAGGTTTACATTTGATCCTGTTAATGAGGACACTGTTTGCTGTATGGTGGAACTCACCCCTTCTGCTACAGGAGATATGTTGAATGGTCCGGCGTCTTTTAAACTGTATGTATTGGAATAATTTTGAGCAAAAGTATTAGCTGCTTGTTGTATTTTTTGTACATCTGTAATAGATTGTCCTCCAGCAAGTTTATTCACTGCTGTTGGTATCTGTCCCACTCCATCTTTCTGTAATCGATATTGAAGATCTGCTTGGAATTGACCTATACGAACCACAGGATTATCGCTGGTTCTATTTCTTTGAGCAATAAATTCTGCTGTGCCTGGCGTGTTGCTCAACGCACTAGGATCAGTTCCAACGAATGTGACCACTTTGTCAAAATGGAATGGATATGGTTCATGTGTGGGTACTCGCATACCAGACATGCTGATATTGGCATTTTGATCTACCACTAGTGGCCCAGATGAATATTTGTTGGCTGGATTTACATCAGGTATGGCTTCTCTTAAAGTTCCAGTTCCTGCAGTGTCTTGCACTGTGGTCCTCTCGTAGGTGGCCACTATGTTTGGACTGGTTGGTATGCTGTTAAAATGCACCTGGCTGCCGGTAAGATATGTCTGTCCTGTGGCCATGTGTAATTGCATCAGTCCTGCATAGGAAACTATGTTGCCTTCTGGCGCTTTGTTGGTGATGCTGCCGTATCTAGATTGAGATTGCACATCATAATCAGCATAAGTTTGCACTGCTCCTCCATCGATCACTAGTTTGCCCACGGAGCTTAATTTTATTTGTTTTCTAGCAAACATATTAATGTTGGTATCGCTGTGGAAATTCATATCTCCTCTGGATCTGATGTTGACGCCACCGCCGGCATATATGTCTATGGCTCCATTGGCGCTGAATTCCATCCACACGTTGCCAGATCCATTGGCAAGATATACCACTCCTTTGGTATCGTTTAACAGAATTTGATGTCCTGATGCTGATCTCAATCGTATTAACTGATTATCTCCTTTATTATCGCCATCGTCCATTGCAAATGTATGTCCTGTATTTCTAACCACGGATACATCTTTTAATGCATCTATCGGTCCTAATTTTGCTTTGGGTTTGGTTGTGTCCACACGCCCTGGCGTGCTGATGCCGAACACAGCACTAGGACTTTCTCTGCGTGCCGAGCTTGTGGTTGTTCCTCTCACATTGTCCTGGCTTAATCCTTCTTGTCTTAAAGTCTCTGCAAACGGATGTATTGGTTTGCCAATTTTATCAATGCCTGCTGCTCCGGTTAATGAAAATAATTCTCTGTTTAATTCTCCCGCAGGCAATATATCGGATCCATATATGTCCATTTTAGATCCTGTGGTTGTATTATCTGCTCCTCCTATGGGAGGTATTGTATCTGCAGATGCTGCTATGCCAGGTATCATGTGATTAGTGTATGGTTCTTGCACACAACCAAACCAATAACCCTGAGATATTTTTCCCTCAACAAATATCACTAAAACTTTAGTATCAATGTCCGGTGGCACCATCCACATTCCATAGGAATGTGAAGCATCTTGATAATCATCTGTGTCTGATCTAGATGTACCTGCGAGTGCATTGGTGCTCTTGGAACCATAGAATGGCATAAGATAGCTGACATCTATAAGATTGCCTGTGAACCCAAAATCTCTACCTGCTAGACTGGGTATTAAAACTTTTAAACCACCCATCTTACTCTCATCCACGTTGTCTTTAACTATGGCTATGTACGGGCCGGGGTTGATCTCTGTGTAGGCAGTATCTCTGTTCTGCCTATTGGGTGTTGATGTTGCTCCGCCTGATGGTGCCATGATTAATTTCTGTTCCCTTGTACATTTCCTAGTGCATCTAAGAAATCAAATATTGGTTTAATTATGGCGCCATCTCTCTTGTCTGTGGCTTCTCTTATGGATTGTGCTACATTTATAGCCTTGCCTTGGTTGTTGTATCTTACCATATCTAATACCTGTGTAAATTTACCTTGTTCAAATC